TAGGCATATCACATCACCTTTCCGCCCGGCAACATAGGCATCGGACCTTGTGGAATTTGAGGTCCGCCTTGAGGCTGCGCCTGACCGGGTTGCGCCGCACCTTGCGGTTGGCCCTGAGACTGTTGTTGCTTAGGTATCTCGGGAACCAAGCGGTCGACTTCGTCTTGGCCAAAATGACGTAACGTTGCCTTCATCAAAGTCCGCGCGGCTTCCAACGCATCCATTGTGTATTGCTTAATCTGCTCTGGCACCATCGGATTATTCAACGACTGTAACATTGCCGCGACACCTTGATGATAACGTTCCATTATCTGTGTCATCATCATATCCGACTGTTTTTCTACTTCGCGGTTCACTGACGCAGTCGATGCATACACAGGCAACGCCATCTTGTGATCCACAATGGCTTCTAACGCTTGTTGAATCTTTTCTCCGGCTTCGCCAAACTGTTCTTTGAGGTCGTCTCGCAAACCGAAGGTCCCGTACTCAAATCCCAAAACCCTACCCAAACGGGTATGTGCATAACGTATGTCGGTGATGTTGAGATCGGTACGAGTGTTGCCTTCTTGCAACAAGCTGAGAGTTCCCATCGCAGTGTAGACACCGCGTTTAGTATTCGATCCGGCCCCTGCTCCTTGCATCGGAGGACTGACGCCGCTGCGTTTTTCTGCCAATTCGAGTGAGAGTCGTTCACTGTCGATCTCCCCCTGCACCGGGGTGCCCATTTCTAACGGACTAATCTCCAGCTCACCTGTTGTTTGCTTTGCAGGCACCATCGCTGATGGGTATACACGGAAGCCTTTGTGTAATTTGCTATCGGGATCAACAGCCCACGCTTTCATGTTGGCGATGGTCATGTTATCACGACGTTGGTTGTGTATCTCGGAGATTTCTTCTTGGAAGGGTAACATGATTTCACCGAAACCCATTCCAGGAAACATATCATCACGATAAAACAACCGCGCTGCGATGTAAATTTCTGTTGGATAATAGCAGTAGTAAGATCGCAGAATTTGATCGCTTTTCTCGTGATACCAAATAATCAGTTTGGCAAAATGTTCCGTGTCTACACGGTACTTGAAATGACACTCATAAATGTCCCATTCATACGAGTATTGATTTGGCTCAGTACGAACTTTGGCGTCTTGTTGTTTTTGAGCTGTGACTTGCGTCTGATTACCAGTGCGATCTGGTTGCGATAGCACATACTGAACCGCAGTGCGGTCGTATAAATCAAGGAACTTGCGTTCCTCAAGTTGAGACTTCGTTAAACTAATGATATCGTATTTGAAATCCATTCCCTCGATCGTGGAAGCGTTTAGAGGGTAAATGAAATTCTCATACTTCAGTTTCTCTGGGCGCGGACCTTCGTAGTTAGTCACACGCGACCATGCTTGTTTACCAGACAAGTCTCCCGCAGGACCGTATCGATCTTCGATCTCCTTGATCCACGGTACTTTGACAGTGCTAGTGCCAAGTCGAATGGCTTCGCCAAACCACTCGTGATACACACGGTATAAATCAAGCTCAGCTGGTTCCAAGCCGACGTATTGCAAAAACTCTTCATAACTACTACGCATCCCCTCGGGGGCGGTTTTTTTGAACTCACCTAATTCACTGACGACCCACAGCGGCTTGGTCTTCATCACCGCTGACATAACACGAGCAAGCAACGTGTCGCTGTGGATCGCCACGATCGGAACAACAAGATTGCTGGCGCCTTCCCACGGGAATGTACGTTTTTCAACCGATGGAACAGCTTCGTAGGCTTTGCGCCATTTTATGATACCGTCCATTCCGTGCAGACGTGATAAACCCTTCTTTAACGAAGTTGTGCGATCCTTGAGATATCGCTTCAAGCGGCGCTCGGCTTCGCTGTTGGGTGTTACTTTGAACGGAATGGGTTTGAAGTTAATCATAAACCATCTTAAAAACGAAAATTCGGACCGACCGCGATGCTTGGGATATGGTGCGCGATGCCAGGTAGATTGTTCCACTCGGCATCAATCCCGATGTTGAAATTAGATGCACCTGACGGTGCGTACTTCAAAAAAATCCCAGCGCGCTCACCCCAGTGCGTTTTGTCTGCTTTCACCACACCCAGACTCATCGTGATACCAGCCTGGAAGTTGCCACCTGTTAACGACGTGTGATTCTGCAACCAGTTAGCGATGCTTGGAAACACTCTCTCATACCGCCCACCGACAAACGGCGAGGTGCTAATCAACGTAGTTTCACCAAAAATATTGTTAGGTGTGAAATGCACCAGCGCATCGGTCTCCGCGCCGGACAATGTCTGCTGTTGTCCCGGCAACGTAATGGGAGTCAAATTGAAGCTGATGGATGTGCTTTCGAACGCGCTCGGTGGGGCTTGCGCAACGCAAGTCGCTACCAACGCAACAAATAGGGCAGTTATGATTAACAGTTTCATTTTTTCTCCTGTGTGACGCTGTTGTTAGCGCCGTTTCCGCTGCCGTTGCTTGGCTTATCCCTTCCGGTCAGAGCCAACAACAAAGCGCCAGTAAAGTTTGAGAACGTACCAATCAAGATAGCAGCGGCCTGACCATCGTCGCCATGATGCATCACATGCATCACAGCTAGACCTAGCAACAACGTTGCTACAAACAGCAACGCGATGGTGCCACCGCGTGAGTTTAACGTCTCCGCAAAGTCCTGCCAAGCCGCTATAAGTCTTGACATGTCAATCCTTTTTCTTTTCTGGTTTGGCTTTGAGTCCGGTTGATGCGACGCAGACGGCCCAGGGATTAACCTTTTTGCGATCTGCACGCCGATTCGAAGCTTTAACATCTGCAACACACCTCTCCAGCTTAGCTGGCATTTTAGGCTCCGGAGTCGCCTGCAACCACGCTGACGCTAGTCGTACCAGGTGTCGTTGGTGTACCACTAACAACGCTACCACTAGCCGTCAGACCATCGGGCAAGGCACCGTTGACACTGAAACTGATAGGTGGAACACCGCCTGTTACATTCGTAGCCAAATCCGCTGTGAAAGGCTGACCGACGGTTCCTGTTAGATTCAACGGATTGTTCACTACCGCGAGCGGCGGCGGTGCAGCGGGACTGATGACAATGTTGATTGTAAAACTGACTTGTGCCATTTCGACGAATCTCCTTAACGCTCGAATTAACCACAAAAACAAGACCAGAATTAAAATCACAGCCACGGTAATCCAAGTCCAATGGTTGTGTAATAAAGCTGTCATGCTTGAAACACTTCCGTCGAACGAGCCGTTCCGTAACCATAGGCATAAGCCTGTCCAACACGCGAGGCACCTTGTTGATTCGCCAACAACAAATCGCCATACGAAGCGTCGTCAAGTGGACGTTCCGCAACTTCGCCAATGTAAGCAAACGCATCAAGTTGATCTACATAACGAGAGTTACGTTTCATCGAAAACGTTTTGTATTCGTTCATGAACGACTGTTGTGTTCGCTGAACCCAAATCTTGTTGCTTTCGGCCAGCGGCTGCACGACACCTAAAATGCGATATTTTTTACTACGTGCCGTTGTGCCGTCTTCAAGCTCCACTGCACCTTTTAATTCAGTAACGCGCAATGAATACAACTTCGTCATACATAAATACTCGATGTGGTCTTTGATGTAAGTCTGCGCACCGATGGTCTCCACGCCGCACTTGTGTAATTGCCAACGTCGGGCGATCTCAAAAATCTTGTCATAAAACGTGTCAAACCCCGCGGCCTCAGCCCACGTCTCAAGTGTGTAGTGATTGTTCTGTGCATCCACGCCAACAACAACAATCGCGTGACGGCAACGACCACCCGCGCCCGAGTGATTGGGGTCGACGATCATCCCTATGTTCAAGGATGTAGGACGTAAGTCGGGCCACGTAACGCCGTTTTTAACCTCACGTCGTAACTTCCACTTGCTTTTGTGATCCCAGGGTTTGTTGTCGATTTGATTAACGAGTTCAAAGTAGTTCAGCCATTCCTCTTTGAACTCTGAATCCTCTGGAGAGGATGGGTCGTTTAGGAATTGGCAACTGAACTTATACGACCCAAGTCTGCGACGGCGTTGGTCTAGCTTGCTTATACTGAATTCTTCAGGGAAGATAGGAATGCCAGCACGATGTAAACTACAACACCCTCCCAACGCTGAGTGAGACTCAAATCTGAACTCTGGCTCGTTTTCACGAAGATAGGAGTTGAGATCCTCATATCCCCAACGATTACCGATGACCAGCTCATCGAGTTCATGGTTGGGGTCCTCGGCTTCGAAAATGCCCACCAGAAGCTGGTGGTATTCTTTGGCTTTGTCCATCAATGCTTGAGACTCAGATTCCTTTAGGCCAACTAAGTCGTCTTGTATCACGATGCCATTGTAGTGTCGTGATTGCACAGCGGAGCCAACGCCTAGGAAATCAAACGTGCCTTCACCGTGCGCGCCGCCCACTCCCGTGCCAGGACGTTTCACGTGCAACGAGTAGTCGGTCCATGTACACGACGTGTCTGGTAAGGTCTCAGGAAACAACCCGCGATACATCGCGTTGCTTTCAAAATGAAACCGTATTTTCTTACCTAGCTTCGCTGCGTTGGTGATGTTGCCAGAAACAAGTAGATTACGCGAGTCGGGATTGTGTGCCTTAAACATCCACCGCACAAACTCATCCGAGTAGCCTAGTTTGTAGAAATCATCAATGTCTTGCTGCGATAGCGGTAACGCACGCCACATCGCTAAACCCTCGCTGGCGCAAGTGGACTTGAAGTGGTCGCGGGGCATCTCGATTACATCTTTAATGTGCTCCGCTTCCAAGGTGCGACATAACGGAGCGTGTAGTCCCAAGGTGAGTCGCTTGCGGCGCAACGCGGTCCGGATAAAGTAAAAAAGCGATCCAAGACAATTCAAACGCATCGCGCGGACGACTTCGTCCTCTGTCTTGAGCCCCTGCACAGGCAACGTGTTGTAAACGAAGTTGGTCATTGGTTACTGGGTAATAGCCTCTGCCCACTTGAACTTCAACGCGGGCACCGCCGTTCCGTGGTGCGACTGCTGCCAACGTCCGGTCTTGTCCATGATAATCAACGAAACGCCAACGTTGACGCGTTCTTCCAATCCTTTAACAGTGATGGGATTTCCGTTGAAACCACCATGTTCACCCACCAACCACACATACTGTGTGATAGGGCCATGCAAGATGTCCTGATCCCCTGGCTGCTCAATGTAGGTGAACACACAGTCGAGTGTACCGTCTTGTGTTGCACTCTCGTGGCATTTGCCTTCCATACCGGCGAGATTACGAGCGGCTTTTTCCTTCTCGTATTGTGCGCGACGGCCACGAATAGTGTCCAAAGCCTTCTGCGCGTCTTTTTCGGCCTTCAGATCGTCAGCCGATGTTTGGGCAAAAGCTACCGAAGAAGCCAGAATCAGCAAGACAGCTAGGGTGTGAGGAAACATGACGCACCTCTCAGTATGGTCACCGCATCGCCAGATGTGGCAGTGGATACCATGATGTTAATAGCAGTGTTGGAATTGACGGGCAACTCAATCTGACCATTCAAATGAAACGTGTAATTGGTCCCCGTGGCTCCCGGTGTTCCAGAAACGATATTTGTCGCGGTCGTATTGTTCAACGTAGCTAGCGTTTGCGGCGCTGCGTAGAACGGAGTGGTGGTACTGACTTGCATCGTGCCGTTGGCGAAGATGTTAGTCGGAGCCACCGAGGGAGACTGGATGCCGAAAGCCACAGCCGCCGTGCCCGTTGCTTGCGAGTACGAACCGTTGCACTCGAAGTCCAAAACCTGTACGTTGGTGTTGGCTAGATTCCATGACAGGAATGTTTGTAGATTCGTGTTGGCAGCCGTAGTGAAGTTCGAAGTCAAACGAGACGTGTTCTTTGTGCTGATGAAGCTAGCCAGCGAAGCCCCGCCTGTGGTATTGGTCGAGTTGGCGGGCGCGTTTCCACTGGCTGTCTGGCCATTATGCACGAACTGATAAACAAGCGTAGTGAGTCCCGCAACTGTGCCTGTGCTCGGGAGGGTCGCTGCGACTGTTCCCAAAAATCCAGGTGCATTGCAAGCACCTCCAGCACAAGTTCCTCCGGTCGCAATCAAGTAGACGTTGTAAGCCGTGCATCCTGGGACGTTTCCAATATTGACCGCATTGTAGTGGGTGCCATCAAGATTAGCAGGTCCTAGAGTCGTGGTTGTGTCTGATGCAGCCGTTGCTTCATTTCCTGCTGCATCAAGACAGACTTCGCGATAAGTCCACGAAGTAGCCACCCCACCAATCGGAGTAACTGTGCCAGTTCCTGCCAACGGCAGCGTACTGGTGGCCAATCCACCTGTGACAGCCAGCGATCCATTGATTGCAATGTTACCCTTGGTCGTGTTCAGGTTGTCGAGATAAATCGGAGACTCAGCCAACCCACCAAACATGACCTGACCGCCGTCAAAAAGCAAGGCGTAGTCGAGGTTGCTTCCTGTGTTGAACTGACCAGCGTGGTAGCCGACATTGCGGTAATAATTAGTGATACCGCCAAAACTACCTCCCTTGGCTGCGTTGACATCCCATCCCGCACAGCCGGTACAGCCGCCGGAGTCATTCGTGTATCCAGAAACACCAATGAATGTGATACCACCGCTTCCGATTGATCCGGTCTGGCCGTTGCTAACCGCTCCGAATAATCCTGTTATCGGGAAGCTGCTGGCGTAAGTGAATGGTGATTGTGAATTAGCAAACACAATCCCGGTAAGGCCGATAGCCCCCTGACTAAACGTACCTGCTGTGCGATTGAAGGTTAAATTGAATCGCCCCGATCCCAAGCAAGTTTCAGTCGGGAGGCAACTGAAAGTGGCCGAGTTGTCATAATGCTGACGCTCGTTATACTGCGTGATCGAATTTGCCCAGGTATGATTAGTCGCGCTTAAATCCACATCCTCAAACCCGATAGCATAATCCGAGAACTGCGTGGTACCGTTATTAAGTTGAAAATTCCCTGTGTTATGGTGAACTGAAAAAATCGAATTTGCGATTATTGGAGGCGAGTTGCCATCGTTAATAAACACCGCATCGCAAAACGTAAAAACGCCGATAGGCGCTCCGTGATTGATAGCTGTGGTATCGATGCCCCATAGTGGATAATAATTACCATCCGACTTCTGAAAATAGGTCGTGGGGTTGATACCGTCCGGACAGGTATTTGCTTGAGTATTTGGTGGGTTCAACGAAGCATCCGTTGGAAACGTCAGTGCAGCACCAGCTCCGATTGTGTTGATAACACAAGTCGAGGTGGTAATATTAACGCAGTTGTTTGCTGCTGCTTGTTGATGCTCGTTGTTGTTAATTCCGTTAGAGGTCCAAACTGTGCACCCAGTCGCGCCTGTAGGCAGATTTCCGGCCGTGCACGATGTCGGCATGTTTACTACAACTTGACACTGGTTACCTCCCGTACAACCCGTCATGCCACTATTGGGAAGAGTTTTCGCTTCACCTGAAGGTACCGCAGGTGTCAGTCCAACATACGTTAGTCTAACGATGACCTGACTACCGTTTGCGATGTTACCACCAGATGTATTCACCGTCAAAGACGGCAAAGGAGGCACCGCTACGCCCTCGGCTAAAGGCAACCAAACTGACGTAGCACTTATTTGCCCCAAAAAATTCGGTGAGGTCCATGTCGGAACCAGCGTCGCTCCGCCACTCACAGCCATCGCCGCGGCTGTGTTTACTCCCGATGTCAATGTACCAAACGCTCCCCCACCACCACCACCGATCGCTGTGTAGTTGCACACTGACAAAGTCTGCGTGCTACAGACACGAAGCGTCGCTGTTATTAAATTGAAATAAGTACTGCCAAGACCACCGTTGATAACCTCAATGTCTTGGTAAGCTTGTATCGTCACCGTCGGATTGACAGCACTGATCCGGATAGCGGGTGGGTTAATGGTGACGGTCTGTGATGCGCCGGTAATGGTGAATTGTTGTGTGAAACACGGCGTCGGTGCCGCTTGT